ACGAATAGAAACCATCGGCAGGAAAGTCGTTGAGATCGTGCCCAGTACTGTCGTGCGCCGAGCAAACTGATTGACTGCCGCCTGCTGATACCCGCCGTCCGAGATGACCGTGGAGCAGATTTGCTTAAGGGTGGAGGCACTTGCCGTCGCGCCTGTGTTCGTGATCTCGTACCGGATCGGCAGAATGGCCGTGGTCATGTAGACCTTGGCGATGTCGTTGGCGTTGTTGAACGTGTGGGCAATGATGAACTCGCCATTGATTACAAAGCCACAGCGAACAGAGCCAACGCCAAGCCACTCAAAATCCATGAACAGAATCTGCGCCTTGGTAATGTCCAAGGTGTATCCACTGTCCCCAGTCCCATCCAGTTTGTCTCCATTCCAATCTGCCTGATTGACCGTCCGGGCGTCGCTCGGTGAGCCGGAGGTAGAGGTGCGAAGCACGAAGGAAATCGTTGTTCCGTTCTGTTGAAGGAACACGCCGTTGTCGGTGTTGAAGTACCCGACCCGCTGACGCAGGTTGGTCTTTCCGGCGTTCATCACAAAGGTGGCAAAGACCAAGAGCCCCTTGCCCGGCTGATACGGGAAGACCCGGTACGTTTGCCGTACTACTTCAGAGCCGGATGATGTTGTGACCGCCAAGTCAACCGTGGACTCGTTGGCGTTGTAGGTCGATGTCCCGCCCGTGGCAGTGGACTCGTCGAACTGATTGTCTTTCTGGTAGCGGTTCTGGCTGTCAAAGATGGTCAGTGGATTGCTGACTCGCGCACGGCCAAACGGGTCCACCGCCATGCCGGTGAACTCTACGGGGATCGGTGTTTGTGTGGTCACGATCTGTCCAAGTAGGGCCGTTAAACGATTGAAGTACAGGCGCAGGACGTTGTTGAACTGCTCCTGATACCGAGAGTCGTAGTCCCCCGGAGCCAGAGGCAGGTTGGGTGGCGCAGGTATGGAGGCATCTTCAACAAGAATAGACATAAGGGTTTGCCCTAGCGCCTGCCGTCCATGCGAACGTCGATTCGGGGTGAACCCAACTGCCACGCCACACCAAGATCAGTGGACTGGGCCTTCATAATCATCTGACGCCCACGCACCCGGATGTAAACGATGTTGGTGAACTGCTCGATGGGTACGGTCGCCGTACGCGTAACCGCCGCACTGCTTGATCCGCCCAAAGACTGAGGGCTGTTAAACCCGGAGCCTGACCCCTTCATGGGGATGAGCGACATGGTAAGTGATGGGTTGTTGGCCGTCGATCCAGTAAACGTCACATCTGGCAACATGCGCCAGACAAAACCAAAGTTCTGTCCATCCTCAAGATCAAACTCAGCGGACTCGATGTAGGCATTGATCGCCACAGGTGTGCCGGTCACGTTGTCATCTACACCGTTCTCATGCAGCACGATGTTGTTGTGGTAGGTGGCCGCAATCGGGTAATCAAGCAAGCCAGAGTCAAGCCACGCCGTGCGCTCCATCGTGCCGTAGTACCAGATTTCTTCAAAGTAGTTGTAAACGACGTACCGATCAATCGTCGTAGACCCCGCCGAGCAGTAGAACCACCAGACCTCGTTGAAGCCTTCACTGGTCCCGGCAAAAATCTGAGAGCCTTGGTCTTGATTGATGTCTCCAAAGACATGGCGACGCAAATCGCACTTGAGGGTCCGAACGCGCCCATCGTAGGCGTAGAACTTGTCCACGCCCATCCAATACACCACGCCTGAGCCGATTGCCACGGCGTTCTGGCTCTCAATCGAGATGTTGTCGCCCAGCAGTTGAGCACCCCAGACCTCTGGTGCCCCGAGGTACTGCAACGAGTACAGAGCCGAGTCCGTAAACACCACGATTTCCTGACGGGTCTGGATAGCCGCAACGATCTCTGAGCCAAATGACAGCCGCAAACTGCCTGCCTGATTAGTCGCCGCCGGGGTCCAGTCCGTTGCGCTTTCCTGATCCGACCAACGAATCAGCAACGGGTCTTGAGTGGAAGAGCCAATCTCATTGCACCCAAACGCAAACACGAAACGGCTGATGTCCGATACCGCAATAAAGTTCTGCACAGTGGGCACACCGTTTGCGCCCGACAGACTGGACAACTCAACGCCTCGGGTACTCACGCCCGCAGAAGCATCCCAGTAGTACAAGTTCCCGCCACGGGGGCCGAAGATCAGGTCTTCACCAAAGTTGCTTTGACTCCACAGGCGCAACGCCGAGCCGGATGTAGATGTCAGTCCCCAAGAGCCAGAGCCCCAAGTGCCCGCGCCCCAACCCGACAACGGGATTGCAACAGCAGGACCAACAGGCAGTTGATACGCAGCCACCACCGCAGCGCCACCACCAGGGGAAGCCGCAATTGCTGTGGCGTTGGGCACCACAGAAATCTGTATGGTGTAAGTATTGGCATCCACCACCGTGACTTGGAACTCTTGGTTCAAGACGGCTGCGGTCACGTTCGTTGCAGGGGGTCCAGCACCACCAATATCGACCGCCCCACTGAAGGTTACAAAGTCACCCGTCGTGCAGCCATGCGCTGTGTCAGTCACCGTCACCGTCGTTGAGGCAGTCAGCGCAAACGGGTTGTTGTTGATCGTGACCGTTGTACGCAACGGTGTGATGTCGTTGTACAGCCCGCCCTGCTCGACATAGAACTTGAGATTGGTTCCAACGCCAATCAAATTAATATTGGCAAGCGTGATCCAGTTGGATAGCGAGCGGCAAATGCCTTGGAACGTAGATGTGGATAGCGGAGCCCACCCACCAATCTTTTCAGGAGTGCCCTGGCGGAAGCGCACTTTGTCGCACTCATACCAACCGTTCTCATTGGTATACCGGGTGTTCTCTTTGTTCACCCCTGGGCGCAGTGTGAGTTTCTTCAGCGGCATAACGGTATTCTCCCGTCAAGACAGGAAAAGGGCAATCTCGGCTTCCCTGCGTTTAACCAGACCCGGCAGGACTTTGCCGCCACCCATCGTCCACTGGCGGAAGGCATCAGCCGCCCCGCTCCAGTCATCCCGATTGGCCCGCATCCTGATCTGGCTGCGTTGCAGGTTGCCTAACCCTGCATTGAAGGCAAAACTGACCAGAGCGTCAAAAGAGCCTTGACGGCCAGATACGCCGGGAACAAGTCGAAGAACACCACGTTCAAAAGTCCCGACATCATCACGGAATAGTTCGTCGATCTCCGTCTTAGTCCAGACACGGTTGTCCTCCGGCTTCAGGGGGAACTCGTTGCGGAGCATCCCGGTATACCCTTCCTTGCGGATGACCGGGAGCCTGATCTGCTCTTGGTACAGGACGTGGCCATAGCCAATCGTCCAGATGTGGGCAGGGCAAAGGTAGGGTTTACTCCTAAACCCCTCATACTTGTGCATGAGGTCTTCGCCCGCCTTGCTCAGTTTCACTTCTTACTCCACTGGCGAGAACCGAACCAGTAGCCGATGATGCCCCCGAGGATTGCCATCTCGTCGGCAGAGAAGATCAGGTCGGAGTACAGGATGATGTCATCCATGCTCTGGATGAGCGTCGGGTGGTTCCACAGATACCACGCCATGAAGGCGTTGATGGCCACCAACTCAAAGACGAAGATATAAGTGACGGTAGGGCGAACGGTGCCGGTGTAGTTCACCACCCACCGGGAAGCCTTGTCCATGATCTTCTGGTCGTGCGCCAGAGCCGCCTCGGTCATCCGGGCGTCAGTCTCCATTGCCACCTGCTCGGTGCGAATCTCCTCCATCCGGGCCTGGGCGGCAAAGCCTGCTGCGGCCAGTTGCAGTTCGCGCTCAGTCTGCACCTGAGCCAACTTCAGTTCATGGGCTTGGTCTGCCTTGTTCTGGAAGTATTCGAGCAGTTTTGGCAAGCCCGAGAGCAGCAGACCGCCGAGGGTGGAAAGAAGCGACAGCATTTAAGCCCCCAATGCAAAGAAGAACAGAAGCACCCCGGCTGCCCCCACGCCGATGGAGGCGTAAAACAGGCTCAGGGTGACGGCCAGGATGGCGGCAGAGGACAGGACGATGGCCAGTTGCAGCGCCATGCCGGAATAAGAGTAGTAGGAAGACTTGGCCTTGGCAGCGTCACGCTTGGCTTCAGCGGCACGGGCCTTCTCCATGATCTCGTCCATATCGGCGCGTTGCTTGGTGGCCTTATGCTCATTGTTGGTGACCTCGTAGATGGTCGCCCGGACATTCTTGGCCTGATACCACGCCCACAGATTGTTTGACTCTATGGTTCCATTGAGAACAGCAGAGGAGTTCCTTCCGGAAAAGTAATTTGTAACAGCAAGGAGTAGAGCAAGCAGGCTAATAGAAACCGCAGCAAGAGCCTTGACATGGGCCTCCCTCTCTGAACGGCTTGCGCCTTCCGGCGGCTTCCTGAAACTCATTGCTGTACCTTGTCGACCAAATAGTAAAGAACCGCCAAGACAGCGGTTCCAAGAAGTGCAACTGCCCCGCCGTACTTCACGTTGAGCATGAAGTCCTGCTGTCGAAGCCGATGCTCACGCTCCTTCTTCTCGCGCTCCTTCTTCAGCCGGATGCGCTCCATGATCATCTCGTTGTAGACGTTCTCGCCATAGTGAGCGATGATCAAAATCTTCAACTCATACTCTTGCTTCATCAGCGCCTGCTTGTGCATCGTGATTTGCAAGGCTTCCTGCTCAATGCTGTCGTCGTGCAGCAGGCGTTTGAAGACCGAGGGCTTCTTGTTGGCCTTATCGTTGGCTAGGCGATTGAAGTCCCCGAAAGCGCCGTACCACTTGCCGATCTGACCGGCAACGTCCTGTATCTCGCGGCCCGTGGCGACGAGTTTCTTGACAGCCCCAAACGCGGCATTCGCTGCTGAGACTGCCGCAAGAATGCCGGTGATCGGTTCCATCTACAGCCCGAAGAACTTCTTGACCACCTCTGCCATTGCGCCAGGGCCGAGCAGGACCGCGCCCAGAGTGATGTACAGCCAGACTTCAATGTTTCGCATCCGCTTGCTGCCATCTTCAAGGCGCTTTTCAATCGCCTCGTACCTCTGAGCGCAGACGGCCTCATGCACCGCCACGCGCACTTCGACCGATTCTTCCATCACTGCACCTGAGTTTCGCCTTGAGCGACTTCAGGAACCGGCACCTGCGGCGTGGCCTGCGACTGGATTTCGGCAATCAACGGGAACACCTCCGAATACGGACGGGAACCCAGGTATTGCAGGATGCCGTTGACCAAGCCAAGGGTCAGTTTGATTTCGGTCTTGTCGTTCATGGTTTTCCTTTCGGGGTTAAGCCGTCCACGGCAGGGGGGTGTTTTGGGGGGAAACAGGGGGCGTGATCATCTTTTTCATCGCCCAGACTT